ATGCTTATAAAAAATTATGCGGATTTATTCGCACTAGACGGTTTCTGGCGTTTAAAACGTTCAGAGAAGAAAAAATTTTACACGGACAAATCGATGTCAACGCGGGATGCGGTAATGCGAAACTGGATTGTCAAACTTTGGGGAGACATAAATCCCAAGCGGCTTACGGTTAAGTTGATCGACCGCGCGATGATGGGCGCCACATCTGGGCTGACAAAAAGGCCGCTTGCCGGCGAAACAAGAAACAGAATCCTTTCAGTTTTATCAGAGATGTACATTCACTTGATTGAAGAGGGAAAGTTGCGGATAAACCCGGTAAGAGACGTTGTTCGATGCAACTCATACCCTGAACGGCCACGGAGTGCGCTGCCTCTTGCGGAGATTAAAGCGCTATTTCCAGATGACCGCGTCGAATTAAAACGCATCTGGCGAACGCAAAAATATGTCTGTGCTTTTCTGATCCTTCGTGATACCGGCCTGCGCCCTGGAGAATTGGTTGCTTTAAAATGGGGAGACTGGAATCCTGAAATAAAATTTTTCCCTATTTTAAGCGCGCTGGAAAGCGGCAGTAGAGACAAGATAAAAGGCACGAAAACCGGCGCGACAAAGCCGGCAATCGTAACCGACCAAGCCGCCGCGGAAATCGAAGCGCTACGAAAAAAGATTAAGCCAAGTCCGGAAGCTTATATCTTCGCGAATAAGCACAACATCCCCTATGGCACGGGCCGACTGTCGCGTAATTTTCACGAAGCCGTGGAACGCGCCGGAATAAACCGGCCGGAGCTTACCCCTTATTGGCTGCGGCATACCTTCAACACGCGTATGCTTGAAACGATGGACGAAAAAATTGTAAAGCAGCTTACCGGGCATAACACCGAGGCGATGTTGAGGCACTATCGTCACGCCGACAGGGAGTCGCTTACCAGAACTGCAATTAGCATTAGAGACAAGGTTAACGCGGCGCGGTTAAAAGCCTAACCCTTGAGGATGGGAGGGGAACTATTTTATTTTCCTTATGATGGAAATGACATCGGGAGTTTCAATAAGCATAAAACGGAAAAACATAACCACCCAGTTTCGAATAATAATAATTTCTCGGGATCACCAAACCAACTTATTGGAACAACAATAATAAATTTAAATACAGGAGCAACAACAAATTCATTTACTGGAAATAATTTTATTGGCTTTTTCGGTGACAACGAAACCGCCGGAGCATGGATTGCTATCGCAAAATACATATGCTATTAGCATTTCCTTATGATGGAAAGCAAGCTGGAGATTTTCTTGGTGATGCAATAAGAAATATTACCGGTACCGCTAACGTTGCTGCGCAGGAAGATGCTGGTGGAAGCGGAGTAATGGATCTCGTTGTGGAAAATGCATCAGTTTTATACACAGGTTCCTATGATACGGGGAGTAAACGACAAGTAAATCTTAGCTTCAACGCATCAAGAAGAGTTCCGACCGCTTACGAAAATCGCGTAGCTTCGCTTTCAGAAGTTCGTTACATTTTCTATTGAGAAATCCTTATGATGGCGGACAGATTGGAGCGTTTAAGGGCGATGCGATACGAAACATCACCGCAGGTGTTAGCTCTTGTTTAGTCAATCAAGGCGCAGCTGCCGGAACGGATATGTTTTTTAATCCAACAGGAGCATTCTACAAAGACGGAAATGGTATGGGTTTAGGACTTCCAGCGTCAAACACAGTTGTTTCTACTAACACAAATATGTTTTGGAGAATTTTATTTTCAACGGCAAACCAAGGGCTGCCGACAGATGTTGACAACCACCCGGCGCAAATGGCCGTCGCGAAATATATTCACTATTAGTTTTCCTCGCGAAGGAATTAATACTGGATATACATAGCAACCGCGCCCCAAGCTCCTGCGGTCTCGTAACCAGAGCGAGCAATTTTTAATCTTAGCCTCTGAAATTTCGACGGATTTGCCATTACACTGCCAACTTGTGCATCTGATATATCATTACTCAATATATCGAGTTCAAATGGCGCTATTTCATTTATGAACATTCTCCCCGATCCTGCATTAAGCCCATAAATTGTTACACCGCCATTTGGAATGGCAACAGTGTCAGGATTAAAACTCCCTATGCCCTTTCCATCATAAGGAATTATTATCAGTAGTGCATGTACCGCGCTTCCGCGATCCATGCGCCAGCATTCTCATAACTGGATCGCGGAGCACCAAATCTTATTATTTGATAAAATGCCGGACTATTTTGAGCGTAACCAATTTGATAATCCGCATTAATTGAACTTTTTATTTCAGAAGAGAATGAACCTGAAGCTTCATAAACAATTCGCTGTGATAATGTGGAAAATCCATATATTCTCATTTCACCGTTTTGTATGGCTGAGGTATCCTGACTAAACAATCCTGTCGCTTTTCCATCATAAGGCGGAGACAATGGATTGTTCATGTCGGTCCGGAGAACCGCATTTTGCCCAGCAACACGCGGGAATATACCACGAAAGTCTTCAACTCGCATATATTGGCCGTCAACATTGCGAGTGCCATCTTCATTACACTTATACCAAAATAAAGCGGTGGCATTTCTTGCAGCGCCTACCCATTTTCGTTCGCATAGCTCTTCATAAAGAGCAATTCTTATGATTTGATAATTCAATGGTAATAAACGCAGGCTGGCTAGTTCAGAAATAGATAGTTCGACTGAAGAATCAACATATTTGCCTACAAACCTTGGTTCAAAACCTCGTTGTATCGCTTTTAGTAGCTGCTCCGGATCCGTATTGTTTGGCTCGAATCCCATGGCGCTGATAAGATTTTCCATGTTATCAATCAAAAGATTGAATGTGGCGGCCGGGATATGGGATGGTTTCTTCAACGGATCGGAAAAATCCCCATCGGTAAATTTATGCGTTTCCGGGTCAAGCCCTGGATACAATACCTGTTCTCCGAAAATTTCAAGTACCTGATCGTCTGGATACATTCCTGACATATTAATTCCTCCTAAAGTTTATATAAAAAATATGCAATATTACTTGCAATTAATTTGTTGGTTACATCATTCTCAAAATTATCAAGTGTTTCCATTCCTTTAAAAACTCGGCTTGAATAGTCCTTGATAAAAAAAGAACGTCCAAAAAACTTGCCTGTACCAAAGCAGCCTTGGCCAAAAACTGAATTCTTTATCAAACAAGTTATACGATTTTTAGCCTCAATTCTTAATTCTTCATTTTGGAATGCCGCTATAATATAAAATACAGAATAGAACGCAGGGCGAGAAAATACAGAACGGCCAAATTCAGAGAACCCGAAAAACGAAGGCTTAAACGGAAAAATAATATCAATCAGTGTCAAACCGTATCTTTGAGCAATATCCGCAATTAACAAGCGATTAATTAAATTAGTTCCTTTAGACGCTAATATTTCACGGCGTTCTTTAAGAGACAGATGAATATTCATATATCCTAAAAGGACGCGTTCCCAATCGTCTATAGTTTCAACCGCTGTTTGATAATTACTTTCCTCAAGCAGATCGCCCATTCGTTTCCGCAAACAGATAATTTCTTTTGATTTTGCTTTACAAAACAAATTTACATCCGATTCAGGATCCGCAAATTGCTTTTTCCAATATTCGCCCTGGGGAAACATGTCGCGGATCGCTCCGCTGTATTCTTTTTCTGTTGCTACATTTATGCCCATGTTATAGTTCCTAATACCGGGTATTCCAATATTGTCGTTGATATGATACCGACGATTTTTCCTGCCAATTTTATTTTAACATCCGTTATCGTTACGCCGTCAATGACGGCTAATCTCAACATTCCGGAAGTTATCCTTATACCCGGCTTTGCAATTTGTTGAAGATATGTTTTTAACCGCGTTTCAACCAGTTCAATATTTTTATGTGTATTTTCAAACGGCAATAAATTTATTTCTGGATTAAGAGGAATAAGAGAAGGCGTGCGCACATCAAAAATAACCGGCGGAGATACAGAACTTATATAATCGCGGACTGCCGTAAGGTTCCTTACCTGAAAAACACCGCTTGTTTGATTACCGTTTATAACCTGTACAAGCAACGCTCCAAACACACCGAAATTTTTGAACTCCCATGCGCTGGTAACTTCCGGTGTCGCGTCCAGCGCCCATACCGTAAAATCACCTTGATGTCCATACCTGTTGGGACTGCGCAAAGTAATCAATACTCTGACAAGATATTCTTCATCACTTTCTGCGTCTGTTCCTCCCAGAATACCTTCGTCACCGACTATGGCGCTTGAATCAATGCCGGCCGGGATTGCAGAGACAATACTCAATGAGCCGCCTGTTTCAAGATTAGAGTCTAACCCCGCGTTTTCGGCCTTTACATTGACGAACACTTTGCCGTTACTTGCAATATTATACGATTTTTCAGTGAAGTATCTTTTACCTGAAGCGCTCTTGAAAACAATGCCCGCGGGTACCGGCCTTCCGGCAATACCGCTTACTTCGACATTTCCTATCGCTGATACCGCATATAACGGCGGAATTCTGCTTGACCAATGCGCCCGCAAATATTCTCTTTCGGCGGTATCGGGAAAAAGTTGTTTTGACAGAAAAACCAAATCACCCTGCAGTAAATGAGTCAGACCGGCATCGACATTCGCCATTACCGAAACAAGGTTGTAACGAGGCGTCCTGTCCAACGGTTTGAACAGACTCATATAATTCGCGGCTGTCCTTTCTTTCAAGACTTGTAAACTATCCCTGTTTAACGCCATTCCAAACATCCTTAATAAAAATACTGCCGCCGTCAGGCTGTATTGTTTCAACGGTGTACGCTATCTCATTCTTTCCGATACGTTCAACAGCGCAATTTATTTGCCGGGCAAGTCCGTCCGCGACAATCCATGCGAGACATTCCTGCAACATACGTTTGAAATTGCCAACCGTTTTTCCGTCAACTTTGCCGTTTTCTCTTAACATATAAAGTTCGCTTCCGAAATTAGGATCGGCCCACCACGAGCCTTTATCCGTACCTATACTCATCTCTACAAGTTCGCGGATGTCGTTCCAGTTTTCCAGTTTTATTGTTGCTTTATCCATTATGCCGTTCTCCCTGGTCCGGTAGTCGATCCAGTTTGGGCCGTCGGGCTTCCGGCTGTTGAAACGGGAATGCCGGGCTTTATTTCAATGTTCTCAATAAAATGATCGACCACGACATTCCCTATATCCTGCCAAAGTTTTTGTATTTTCTTTTTGGCTTTATCCGGCGCGTCGCTGGAAATAATAAGAGCAGAGATTTTGTTACCGAGCGCATCGCCGGTTCCCTCTAAAGCCATCAGGTTCCCTCCGCTTTTGTGCCGGTATGAGGCGAACCGTCCCAAGAACAAAACGGTTTTGCGCATAAGCATCCCTTGCCGCTGGGATTTGCCGTTCCGGAACATTCAAAAGAACCGCCTGTCGCTTTAACATCTCCAACCAATTCGATCTCTCCGTTATCACGACATACAATCCAACCGCCGGAAGCGGTATAAAGAGCAACATCTCCTTCATTGAGTTTTGGTCTGCCTTCATAATTGATAAGAGGCAAAATTACAAATCCGTTAAAATCTCCTCCCTGACAAAAAACAAGAGACTTGCCTGTTTTCGCTTTTGATATAAAACCATAAGGAAACGCTTCTTTTTGTTCCAATACTCTGCCGGAAAGCGTTTGAACTTGTATTCTACCGTCGTCATAACGTTTTTGAAAATTGGCTATTGAAAAAATATTGCGAACTTTTGCACTTAATTGATGTAACAAATTACTCACAAATACGCCTCCCGATTCACCAGCGTTATGTCGCAACTTACCGTATCATAATTGGCTGTGTATTCAACTTCGGATATTAATAGTTTAGCGTTAAGACCAAGTGTTGGTATCCTAACAGGTATTAATATATTAGGAACCCAAAAAATTTCTTTTCTGTTAGTCTCTCCCATGCTGATAATCTGTTCATCGGTAAGTCCCCAACCTGGAACTGTAACTAAAGTTTTATTTTCTCTCCTGCGGTTCATTTCTGTTTTAACACGACGACAGAGAGTTTCTTCTGTAATGAACGGATCCGTTAAGTCAATAGTGAGAACCCGATTACTGCAGCACGTGTTATCAATTGCTTGTGCTTCATATCCTCCCCCTCTTACAATATATTCATGGAATTGTTCTGAACCATTTTCTGTCCATTTAATATTTTTTACATTTATACCTTCGGTGATATGAAACGGTTCAGGTCTGCCGCCGGAATCTACTTTCCAGAGGTACAAATTACCTGCTTCGTTACTGGTAAATATATACCCCTGATTGTCGGATTCGCATATTAACTTTGTCCAAGGGCTTTCATTTTCCCATTCTAATGCATAAACTGGATCAGTTGGATCAGGCTGATCAGGCGGAAAAGTATCGCAGATAATATTAAATTTTTTCCCTATGTAGCGAGTGATTTCCCGAAGCGTCATATCAGAGCAGGTATCCGACCATGTTGAATCTATTATGTCCCGTGCCGGAGACCGTCCAATAACCATCAAACTGTTTTTTTTAACATCAGCACCGGACGTTACTTCGTCAACCAATACGGTTGTTACGCGTCTTTTACCGCCGGAATCTTTTACAAGATTATTTACTCCTCTTACTTCAAGCCGATTATGCCTTCCTACTTTGCTTCGTTCAGTTGTCGGAATTTCCAATTCAAGCGTATGGCATATTTCATCCAGTGATTTTCTGATTTTTATAGACCGCCAAAGCAACTCCTTACCTGTAGTTAGGTTGTTGACAATAATCTTAAACATAAGACACCTCTCCTGAAACAAAAAACGAGTCTTCTATAAAGTTCATGGCTCTTATTTGGTCTTCATCGCAGTCCAAATAATGCGAAAGAAAAAGAAGAGGTACGGACTTTTCAATCGTTTTTTTTATTTCACGGTTCATGTCGCTTTGCCGCAGTTTTATCGAAAGTACTGAACGCATTTCAACAATCGCTTCATAAATATCAGGGTCCTCAAGATTTATTCTATTTTCAAGTTTTGTATACAGTGTCCAGTAGTTATTTGTTTGTTCATAGGTCGCGTTTTCCATAGACATCATAATTTCCGCGGCCACGCACAGGTTTACAATAAGATACAAATTTTCAAAAGCTTTTTTTGTTTCTTCCTGCTGTACCGTAACCGATTCAATAGGGATCGTCTTAGTACTGGCCGATAGAAAATTTAACACGGCGTTTTTCTTGTTATTTTGACCGATAAAATATTTAACGACGGTTTGTGTTGATTCTCCAGCTGAAAAAACCGCTGCAGCTATTGAAAAACTTGCATTGATAAATACCTGCGCCAACTGCATTGGCGACTGTACTCCTTGGGCTATAAGGTTCGTTATACCGTTAATCTCATTAGTTATACCGTCGATGATATTTTGCGGAAGCTGCAGTACTGCGGTAATTGCGAGTAACTGCTTCTTTATTGCGCCGAACCCTTGTAACAACACTTTATAATAGGCATTGATCTTGGCAAATATTTTTGCGGCTTTGAGCGCGGTATTTTTTGGCTTTGCGAGCTCTTGCGGTCCTAACTCGCGCGCGCGGGTTTCAAGCGAAACTCCTGCCCGTTTTAAGGTAAGCGTCAATTCACACTGGCCGTTTTCATTTGCTGTTTCCTTGATATTGTAATCTTCTACTACGATTTTCACCCGTCCCCAGAGAGGATGATCAAAAAAGCCGGGCGCGTCATCAGAAGTGCGAATCATTAGAGCGTCAAGTAAGGCTGCTCTTTGCTGCAGATAATATTCACCGCGTAAAAATCCGTGTACAGTGATCGTCTGTGTTTTTTGGTTCAATGCTTCGTTGGACCATAAACCGAAAAAAGGATATTCGGCGGTGTCAACCGATTGACCGCCGGAAAAATCAATGCTCTTGTAAATAAAAGGGATAGGCTCCCCATCCGGCGCCTGATAACTGGACAGACGCGGATTATCGTTTTTGTCTGCCCGGTAAGCCTCCCGCCATTTTTCTTTGTATGGAGAAGGAAGCGCAATGTCAAAGCTCATGGCAGCATCCTCGCCTGTATTGCGGAACCTGAATTGAACCGGAAGTTTGTTGTATTATCATGGACGGCCACTGATGCGGTCGGGCTGATACCGGATAGATTGACGTTAACGTCCATAATTGCTTGTCCGCCGAGTTCTACTTTTTGAGGAGCAACGCTTGAGCTTATTTGTGTGATCTGCGATGGTAAATCCGAAACCGGCATTTTTCGCCCGTATCTTTGATTATAACGCTTTTGGCTTGGGGATTCACGCCAATCGGTTTTTTTACTTGTCTGTGCTTCCGAACCATCGGTTGCCACAGATTCGCCAATTTTTTCACCAACAGCGCGTCCAGCTTTACCGCCGAAATAAAAACCCGCCGCGCCAATACCCGCTCCAACTAAAAGACCTACTATATTTCCCAATCCGGGGATAGCAGTTCCAATGGCTGTACCCGCTATCGCGCCACCAGCAATCGCTCCCAGCAATGTTCCGGCAACAGCTCCGCCTGTCGCTCCGGCTATACTCCCAGTTGCATCCCCAATCGCTCCGCCTTTAGCTTTACCACGTTCTTTTTTTGTTAAGGTTTCATCCTTCTTTATTGCGTCTAACTCGTTTACCATTTGTGGAATTTTGACAATAGCAGCGGATATTCCTGCGGCGGCGCCGACTCCAACTAACTTTCCGGGTGTAATATTTGCTAAAGTATTTCCTTTCGTCATTTGCGGCTGTTGAAATTGTCCGCCGACGCCGATCCCCGGAGTTCCCATTCCGCCACCCCAGTTGGTTACATATACCGGCATGGCAGTCGCCATGTTCAATGATTCAGTAATGTTGATATTACCGCTTTTCAGTTGTAATAAGCTTCCAACAAGCCTTGATATTCCGGCAATGCCTTTAACCGCTGCAATCGCTCCAATCCCGACAGCGATGCCGGTAAATACTTTCTTTAACCGTTCAGGATCCTCGGACAGTTTATTTAAAAGTCCGGTTAAGTCGGCAAGCGGCTTGGCTAAATTACTGTCGGCAAAACTGTTAAATGCGGTTTGCAGGTTTTTTATATTTGCTTGCAGAGTATTTGCCATTTTAGCGGATTGTTTTTGCAGTAAACCGGTAGTATCTCCGAGATTATTCAGGTTTTCATACATTTTCTCGCCATGAGACACATAAGATCGTATCGCTTGCATCGAGGATGAACTGAATATTTTGTTAAGATAATCTGCGTTACGCGTATTTTTTGACTTTTCGGCGATCTCAAACATAATATCATTGAAATCCCTGAAGTTTCCCGCAGAATCCTTGACACGGATTCCCAGCCGTCTTAAATTTTTCTGTTTTTCAGGATCACTCAATTCGTTCATCGTTGAATTAAAAGCGGCAGCCGCTTTTTGCGGGCTTTTCATTCCGGAGTTAAGGATCTGTAACGCGGCATTAGCTTTTAAGATATTTTCTGGTGCTGTTCCAATCGAACTATAAGCGGAAAAGATTTGTGGAGCTGCTTTCGCAAAATCTCCCAGAGAAAAAGCGCCCTGGTTGGCCTGCGCAACCATATCATCCATGAACGTTGAAATTTGTTCCGACGTATACCCAAATTTTTCAAATTCAGAAAAAATGTCCGCTATTGACTCGGGAGATTCTCCTGTTGCTTGAATTGCAAGAGCGATATTTCTGATGTTATCCTCGGCATATTTTAAATTGCTGGTTTTTGAAATTATAACTTCAATTCCGCTCAAAATGTTTGTAGGATCAATCTTTACATCCGCAGCCTGGGCGACATCAAAAATAGTTCTTTTCATTTTTCGGATTCGTTCCGCAGACGCGTTCACCGATAAACCAAGCCGTGTCATGCGGTGATCCATCTCAATAACACCTTTAGCCGCTGCGCCGACAGAAAGCGTTAAACCGAATGCCGCGAGTTTCGCTGTCGTTCCGGATATAGCTTTATCTACTTTTTCAATCGCGCCGAGCGTCTTGCCGGCAAAACCGGAAGCCGCGCCGGCGGCTTTGCTCATGCCCTGTGAAAATAAATCTTTAAGCGATAAAGTAACGCCGCTTTTAATTTCTTTCGCCATTAATTTTCCCCGCGCATCGCCTTTGTCACGCTCACGGCTTTTTCATGCCAAAAAGACAGTTGCTCCCAATACATATCCATAAGCGTTGAAAAATCCATTCCGGGAAGCAGAACAAGAATTACCGCGACCATTTCAGCAACACGGTCGCAAATTTCTTCCAGTGTTAGATTGTCTCCGTTGTCTCTTTTTGCGGAGTCTTTGCCGCCTCCGCTCTGGTAGGGTTTTTTTCGTATTCCTCTGATGTAAAATACGAAGCCCATATAAGCGCGAGCTCTGTACGAATTATTGACCAGTCATCAATATCTATCTGATTGACCACTGTCATTGGTAAACCGGATAACGATGAGAACAGTGCAGCATCAGCTGCGGCGCTTTCAATAGGAGCTGTACCAACCGCGATAAAATCTTTTGTTTTTGGACGTTGAATAGTTACATCTGTAACTTTCATCTCACCGACCATGAAGGGATGTTTCAGTTCAATTTTCTTCGCCATAATATTTCCCTATTTCAACCGCGGGCTGGTGCCGGAATTGTAGGTGATGTCCATTTCAGCGTCGCCAAGTTCGCCCGGCTCGGTTACCCATGCGCGGGGCATCATATACTGTTTGCCGCCTGTCGTGAAAATTGTGAGGGTGTCTTCGCCTTGTTTGGAAAGTTCCTCAACACCGAGCGAACCCGTGGCGTTGAGCTTCAACTTCAATTCGGCAAAAGTCTGGCTTTCCGTGTAGCCGGTGTTTTCCGGCACTTCACCCGCCTTTGTTTCGCGTTTCACCCCGGCCGGTTTGAAAGTCGCTCCTTTCTCCTGAATCGGCAATTCGCCTAACGTCGCCGAAATAACGCGCTGTACTCTTTCAAGTTTCATTTTACGCCTCCTATTTGAATTGCGTCAGACCCGCGCCGATATAGAACTGGCCAATCAGATTGGGCTGGTGGGAATATTCAAGCCGGGTTTTGCTTCCCGCTTTGATCTCTACCAAGATCGATTTTTTATAACCGTCAAAGTCCTGACACCACTGTTTTTCCTTGATAAACACTTCCTGATATAGTTCCGCAAGGAACGAAAGGAACACGCCCGCCGTCATTACCCGCGAGCCTGAACCAAAATTTTCTTCAGTGCTTGCCAGTTTCCATGTTTTGAACCGCTTTTTTGCCTCGGCGTTGATGTATGTCCGAACGGCGTCTACCGTTTCGGTAACCTGCACGTCGAGGTAACTTGTATCCCGTCCGCCATCCGTGTTTTCGGTATAACTGGTTACAAGCCGTTCAATCAGCACGTTTCCGGTCGTATCCAAACGGTAGGTAGCGATACCTGCATCAAGAAGTTTCTGGCGTTCGTCAGCGTTAAATTCTACACCGCCGATTAAGCCGGTTATTTTGGTGTCATAAGTGTTGGCGGCGGGATCATCGGCAAGGATGCGGCAGACTATCGCGCACCACGCCGCCGCCCAGACGCAGGGAAGCTCGGGATTCTTGCCTCGGGGAATGAGAATAATGTGAGGTGAATTGACTTCACTCGCTTTCGCCAACATTGTTCCGGCGTCGGTTTTGCTTCCAAGTTCGCCGGAAAGGGCGATATACATTCTGCCGCCGATTTGTCGCATCGCGCCGTAACGGGATTCAAGCTCATCGGAACTTGCCCGGATATTTTCGGCGTCGCAAAAATCGCTTGCGATAAAATTGTAACGGACTTCGCCCAACCCTTTCAGGAACGGCTTGATGTCGGTTACGCCGGTCCCGGCCGTGACCGCGTTTTCCTCGACAGAAACACCGTCCGCATGAGAGTTGATAAAAATGCTGTTGGAATTTCCTATCTCTCCCTTCACGTTAGCCGAAACTGTAACAACACCGGCTTGCGCATCGGCGATAACAGGAAGGGTAATCTCCGCGTTTATTCTTGCGGTGATGGCCGCGGCTACTGCCTCCGCGTTCGCTCCGGCTGTAACGGCAACGTCAAAACCGTTGCCGTTTACCGCAATACGTATCAAACCCGCATTGGCGGCGGTCACGCTTACGGTAAACTGTTTTTTCCATGTGGTGCCAGCCGCAGGTTCGGGAATGGGAAGCACATACAATTCCTCAACTTTGTTAAGAGCGAGGAATGTTTCCGCCATAATCGCGGCAGGGCTTCCGTATCCGAAAAGCTGATGCGCCTTCGTCGCCGATAGCACGTTGACCGGCTTTCCGTTTTCGGCTTCCGATGTGGCAAGTTTATAACCTATCATCAGAGCCTTTTTGACGTCGCCTTGCGAACCCGCAAGGGAATTGTCAATCTCGTTGTACTGTCCGGGAACCAACAGGTTTGCCGGAATCTGTCTAATCGGTATTGGCATTTTTAACCTCCAAATTTACATTATCTTCAGCAACAGCACTTCCAATATTGTGCGTCGCGTCATAGCCTTCAAAATATTCAAGATCGGGAAATAATATCCCGCCTTCGCCCTCATAAGGCGCCAAATTCGTTATGTGCCATTTCCACTTGATACCCCAAAGCGTTATGTTAATCTGATCAAGCGAGCCGGAATACAAACACTCCGCTTCAATGTCTTTACCGCTGCCGATGCTCCACTCGGCGTCCAAATCTCCGATAACGGGAATCAACGATGAAACAATTTTTAACGCGCCGTCATAAAGGCGATCTTTGCTGTCGGCGCGGTACAATACCCAGCTTATAAAGTCAATGGTGTGATCCTCGTCGGTGTACCGCATAAATGAAGTGAGTATGGCCGGAGTCTTATTAGCAAGACGTTTGATCTCCGCTTCGTCGAATCTGCCCGGATGCGCCTCTATATGCAATTTCTTGTTTTCCGCAAAGGCCGCTTTAATCTGGCTTATGGCCTCATCGCGGACATCCGCTAAAGTAATAATTTTCACGCTACCTGCTCCCTCATAAATTCGTCAACCGCGTCTTGCAATGCGGTAATATCGTCAGTACCGAATCCTAGAAATTTTCGCGCGACCATGTTTTTAGTTCCTTCCTGAAGAAAACTTGCATACTCTCTGGTGGAACCAACGAGTATCGCGTCGCTTCCTTTCATCTGATGTTCAATTGAATTAAGCAAGCCTCCGGATGGATCGCGGTATAACAAACTGGCTTTTGGAAAGTGTTTTTGCATATATTTTTGCGTTGATTCTTTCCACGGATCCCATTTCTTGCTGTCCGGGTCCTGTTTGGTTATATCAATGCGTTCTTTGACCTGCTCTTCAATAACCATGCCCAAGCTGTTAAGAAGCCGCGTTTTATCACCGCCTGACAAAACAAACTCGTTGAGTTTGCGCGCGAGTTTGTCTATCTCCTGCAGTTTGATTTCAACGGCGGCGCTACCCATTTATAAATATTCCTCCTCGTCATCGTCAAATTCGCCGTCATCTATTTCGCAAACTCCGCCCGGGTTTGGATTGTCCGGACCGTCGCAGTCCAAAATTTCTCCACAAAGAGAACAACAGTTTTCGATTATAAAATTCCGGTCTTCTTGTTCATTGAAATCACTCATGTTTTCCCCTTTCGTTACTATCAATACATCCCGCCTTTCTTAAAAAATCTGTCGTCAGTTATGCCTTCCGCCGCGTTTGGAGTAACGACGGCCGACGACTGCAAACCGGGACCTTCAAGCCCTCCCTGATATTCCCTGTTAATCTTGTTTAACAGGCTCATATTGTCTCGGTATTTCTCCCGGGCGTCTTCGCTGCCGGAAACCGCATCGGTCAGCCTGTACAGAGCGATGTCCGTACAAATGCTGTTAAGCGCGTCGGCAAACTGCGGGTTTACCGGAAGCGCAATCTCCCCGGTATTTTTATCCAAAAGCCAGGGGAGATTGGCGGTAATGATGCCCGTAGCGTCCCGTAAAGCAATTTCAATTCTTTCCGTGTCCGGCTCATCCGATTCATCGGTTGGCATAATCGCGGAACGCGGAATACGCGAAAGAAACTGCTCTACGGAAACCAGCGGGATCATTTGCCGTCGCCGTCATTTTTGCCGTCACCGACTATAACCCACGGGTCTTTTTTGAGCGCGGCAAACTGCTCTTCGGTTACTTCGTAGGTTTCCGCCTTCTGCGACAGTACCAGACCGGCGCGGCGGTATTTGGGGTATTCTGTTTTATGTCGAAGGATAACGGACAATTTTTTCACATTGCTTTGCGGGTTATCCTGCAATGTCTTATCAGGATTAACACCGGTTTCTTTTTCTTTACCCATTAAACGCCTCCTTACGCCAGATGCGGAAGGACTACCAGTTCCGCCGTCTTGTAGTAGATATTTGAAGCGCCATTGGCAAGGAATTGCGCTTCCACAATTTTACGCGCCGCCGCTTCGTTTGACGGACTGACTACCAAGTGGGTCGGAACGATGCCTAACGGATCGCCGCCGTCCCTCTTGAGCGACTGAATCTTTCCGCGGGCGTTTTTGTAAGTGTCTTCAGTTAGCGCCATTTTTGAACCGACTGCTTGCTGCCACAGACCGTAACCGAAACTGCCGCGGTAACGGATACCGTACAAATATTTATCCTGCATGAAAACTTTGTCGTTTTTGGTGTCGGTAATTTCTTCAAATTCCGGCGTGGTACGCTGTTGAAGAATAAGCGGCTTCAAGCTGCCGGAAAGCGACAGCAGGAACCAGGGAGAATTATTTTCTTCTACAGAACCGACAATGTTTGAGAACGGCGTAACGTCGCCGGTCCCGTCGGTATTGGCATACACCGGATGTTCGTTGTCAAAAAAGTTTTGACCGTCGTAACAGGTTCTGATAAATCCCTCTTTTAATAAAAGGGCGATGTGCCTGTTAAAGAAACGTTCGACTTCGTCAGCCATCTCTGCGGCCAGAACGCGGTACTGTCCGAGATTGTCGTCTTCAATGTCAGTACGTTCAACGCCAAGCGTAGATTCGTACTTTTTATTGACGATCTGGTATGCGGATTCCGCGATGTCTTTTATAACGCGGTCGCCTACCCATTCCCGAAGCTGTGGGAACGCTCCAAGCCAGCCGTAGGTGTTGCTTTTTGTGTTGGACGTGATAATTGTTGCCAACAGCCTCCAGACTGACTTTGCGTCAATCTCCGACATCCTTCTGCGGAACTCGTCACGTAACGCAGTCCTAAGTCCGTTTAATATGGGAGAAGTAATAATCATTTTGATCCCTCCATGATTTTGTTGAATTCTTCGGGCGTGTAGCCCATAGCTTTGGCAAGCTGCGACTGCTCGGCGTTAAGCGATACGCTTCCCGATTGAGGAGCCGCATTTGCCGGAGCCTGCGGTTCCGCGATTATCGCTGGGCTGGTTGATAAAATATTTTTTATTTTTTCAAGCTCCGCCCTTGTCGCGCACAGGGCAAGATACTGCTCCCTGCTTGCCGGAGCGATTTTGCGGTTTTTAACCGCTTCGTCAACCGCCGCTTCCGCGTCTTTTTTAAGCTGCGCCGCGTTAAGTTCGGCAAGCTGTTTTTCCGCGGCGACCGCCCGTTCTTCCATCGCGTTCAAATCGGCGCGAGGCGCGTACGCGGCAAGATCAACCGCCGTTTTGTCCGTCTGCGGCGCGGCCGCGGTCTTCGCCGCGTTAAGCGATGTTACCGCGGCAATCGCTTCCGCTTCTGTCGCGGTTTCGGGCAAACCCAAAGCCGCTAATAGTGCTTTATTCATTGAAACCTCCGAATTAATATTTTCTAACTGCTCCGAATTCAGGGCAGGAAGATTCAAGTTTGGCGAATTGGTGAGCGCGGCGCGTACGATGCAGGCTATCTCTCCTTTTTCGTTATGCAAAAAAACAGGGGAAATAAACCGGTATTCTTTTTTTGAAAGCGCGTTGAGTCCGAGTCCAGTCCAATCGACATCCGCCCATATTGCGCCTGTTTCATCGGCGCAAAGATTTTTCATCCAGCCGAACGCAGGAGACGGGCCGCCTTTCGGTGCCGATAAATCCGTGGAATGGTTTTCGTCTATCACTAACGCCTGAAGACGAGTGTTGGAATTAAGCGCAAGAAGGTTCGGATCAGGATTTTTCCATTCCCTGCCGTCACGCCCTTTCACTGTCGCGCCGGAAGGAACGACTTTAACGCGTTTGGGAATTTCTTCGCCTTCAACATTAAGAGATAAAAAAAGACTGCTTGTTTTTTCCATACAACAGGCAGTCTATAACCGAAAATCGGCGTTTCTATAATAATCAGAATTATTGTGAAAATTCTAAAAACGGCAGATACGGGATAGAACTGTGGTGTTTTTCATGTTGGCCTTCTTTCCATAAGGTATAGGCAAGGGTAAAGCTGATATTGTACTCACGGGCAAGATCATTTATGGGCTTGCCGTTGCTGTAATTGCGTTCGTAAATTTCAAGAGCGATTATTTTCCGGAACGCGCAGCGCTCAAGAGGTATATATATTTGCATTGCGCCGAAACTTGTCATAAGTTTTTCCAGTATGGCCGCGGCGTTCTTGTCGCCTACCGCGTCGGCAAGAACGCCGCGTATTTTATCGGCGCTCTGTCCGGCGTCGTTTCTTAACGGAACATAGAGCAGCTGTCCGCCGAAATACCGGCATAACGCCCTGATGCCTTTTTGCGCGGTTTCCGATCCTACGGCGGTACTGCAGAGAATAATCATATCTTCGGCAAGAGAATTATCCCTTTTGCCCATGCACCGCCTCCGAAGTGTCGGGATCAAATCCCGCCTTTATCATCATTTCGCGTAACGCTAGAATGATTTTTTGCGCCAGTTCAACGTTCAGGAAGCGAAGCGCGTCAACGCCGCTGATTCGTTTCACAAACGCCGTGAGCGCCGCGTCGTTTTTATTCCGCGCGCAGACCGCCCACATCCCTTTGATGTACTCAAGCTGATCCAAAGTCGCGCCGCCTTTTTCAATCGGCTTTACCCTGTTTGGCGTTCCTTCAAAGCCGTTTTCTCGCATGGCTTTGAGCGCCTGTTCCAGTTGGCGGATTGTCATTTTGGCGGCGGAATCCCTGCCGCAGACCCCGGTCAAAAACGCCCGATACGCCGGCTCATCCATGCCCATTTTGCCCTTTCCGACATGAATAAGCTGGATTAGCTTTTTACGCCTGTTTTCGCTTGCCGCTGACCTCATTTAATCTCCTCATAGAGCCGTTTCGCACCGCCGCGAAACGGGGTCTATTTCAATTGCCGAGTAATTTCTCATATTTCGCTTTTTGAGCCGCTGTAAGACGATTTTTGGACATTACGTCCTCTAACGCTCTTGTTGTAAAAGCCTCGACACTTCCCAGGCATTTCACTTTGACATACGCTTCTATTTCCCGCCAATTTTCGGCGGTGAAGTTATACGATTTTGATTCCACATCTGATGGACTAAAACGTTCTAGCAAAAGAAGGCGTACAAGGATGTTTGGAGTAATTCCTTTTTTCTCCGCTGTCGCTTTCAAAGCATCCATTGCTTCTACAGGCAAAGTAATTTGCATTTGCTGACGATTATTCATTTTCCCCTCCCTTATAATTTTTTACAAAGCGTTCACCACTTCGGCGTCAACGCATTTCGCGCCAAGTTCGCATGCCAGATTCATCGCCTTCTTGCACCAGTTGTTGACCAACAGCGGATAGGCGACCGAATAGATTTCTTGGGTTTGAGTTTGCCGTCTTAATCTGGCGGCAAGAGCGGCGCATCCCGAATCATTGATAATATCCGCGCGGTTCTTTCCGATTCTGCCGAATTTAATATCAAGATATTTTGCGACATCTTCACCGTTTCCAAGCGGTTCAATCTCCAGTATTTCCATGCGCCGGATAACTTCACGAGCTTCCCAATTTTTGGATTCGTCAAGTTTTATCTTCATTTCGATCTGTCCGATTAAAACGATTGACAGCAGTTTTTTGTAGCCGTCTTCTAATTCCCAAAACCGTTTTAAGTACTTGAGAGTGTTAATGCTCAAATCGTGGGCCTCTTCGATCATAAGAACGTGGCTCCATCCGGCGCGGCTTGAGTTTGTTAAAATCCGTTCTACCTGCCGAGCCTTGGCTTCCAGTGTCCTCTTCGGCGCTTCCGTGGAGCAATCATTTATAATCGCGTCGCAGATGCCGCTTGTAGAAAGGCGGGTCTTTTCGATACTGTGGGCCGAAACCACACGCACTTTCTGCCCTTCGGCGGCCATGCGGTCTATCGCGTAACGGCGGATCGTGCTTTTACCGCTTCCGCTTTCGCCTACCAGCGCGATCATGCCGCCGGCCTTCGCCGATTGCAGAATGTATTCCGCTATGAATCGTGTATCCTCTGTCAGATACACATCCTCGGCTTTTACCACATCACCTGAAAAGGGATCGGCTTTAAGCCCGAACTTTTTAAAAGTTTTAAGTGTTAACATATTCTATTCTCCTTTATAGTCAACAAACTTGAATATCACATCCTTGCCATCTTTTCTGTCAAAAGATCGACAACCAAGATTGTGACAACCATAAAAATCAAAAGCCAGATCGCAATCCGAACAATCTTTTTCCGCTTCTTGTTTTTCAACTACTACTAAAGCCTTATCAGTTGGAATGTAAAACATATCAATTTCTCCTTACGCAAATTTAAGAATTTTAACAAAGGGCTTTTCTTCCTGTTGTCCTTTGTACTTGTTTACCAATTCATCAAGCAGGTTGGACGGCGTTCCTTCGGGATACGTTTCTTTCAACCACTCGATGAAACCTTCCGGCACATAACCGAGTACCGGCTTAATTCGTTTTGCCATTTCTGTCGCGCTGATCAAAATCTCGTGAGTGTGAATTGTTTCGGCGCTCTGTGAGACTCCGTTATCAGGCAAGGCTTGTTTCGCTTCTGCGACTTCGATGCTCGCTCCGGTCCGTTGTCTGACAAAGGGATTTACCGCCGGATGAATGAGGCTGTGCGCCTTAAAGCCCTTGCCGTATGTTACCGCGGCAAACGGCGTAACGCCTTTCTCGCCTTCACCGGATATTTTCACCAGCGTTTTATTGTTCTTTTCACGGCGTGTGTCTTTTTGTACTTTATACTCTTCGCCGATAACCGCCGCTTCAATGTCAAATCCCGCCGCGTCAAGTTCTATGGGCTTGGCTTCAAAGCTGACTTCTTCGTTGTTGTGTTTATAGCGCACGATGACAACCAGTTCCGAATCAACCAGTACAGGCTGGACCGCTACCTCAAGGCCGGACACGATTCCGGGAAGATCGGCGAGGCTGTAAACCAGAGCGCGTTTTATTTTGGGATGTACAAAACGTATCGTTAAATCGCCGGCGACTTTGCGCGTCTGTATTCCCGTTGTAAATATCTGCCGGCAGATTTCCGCGTCAGGCAGTTCCCGCAACTGGTTTTCCGTTATGCGCTGCCAGAGCATTGTGCGTATGCCGATAAGCCTCCCTGAACGGCGAAGCCTTGTGTCCAGCGCCGGAATCACGTTGGCGTTATACGCCGCGCACCAACGTTCCGCCGCTTCGTTCAGTTCGGCAAGGCTTTGAACCTCTTCCAGTTTAAGCAGACACTCAAAATGCGTTTCTACCAGGTTGTTGGCATTTTCTACCTGCCCTTTCGCCCTCGGCTTGCCTACGGCATGAGCCTCCGTATTGACGCGTAACGCCTTGAGCGCGTTTGTTACCGCCCTTGCGCTATTCGCGCTACCGCGATCCCATAAAAGCAGTTCGGGTAGACCGTGAAACATATAAGCCGGATTTTGTTTTTGTCCCCACGCGTATAACAGAAAATCGTACAGGTTTTCCGGCTTTTCTCCGGGCGATTCGTAATACCTAACGCAGATACTCGCCGAATAGTGGTCGGTTAGCACATAACGCCAGCACTTTAAATTTTCCTTCCCTTCCAGAAAAGGCTTGTTTTTGTAGACTTCGTCATCTCGGAGCAAGTGTTGCCTGTTCGGCGTGAAGTACAACAGCGACAGCGACGGGTCAACAAGATGAACATGGTTCGGGTACAGGCTGCGCAAATGGGAATGTGGCGACGCTTTTTTAAGGCTTCGCGCCGCCAGTTCCCTTTCTCTAAGCAACTGACGGACGCGGCTGTTGCTCACGCCCGGATCCATGCCGTTCATCGCGGCGACCGAAACAGCCACATTTACCGGCATGGTTTCTTTGCCGTTCTTGCGAAAGCCATTCTTATTCATCGCCGCCAGCGTAAGCAATGTTTGTTCATCAACGGATGTTGTTCCCGCGTCTTTACGTTTTTTACGCCCTGATTCCCAGCCACATTCTTCCAGCGCTTTATATGCCTTGGCCGTAGAAAACGCGAACATCCGGCACATTTCCTCGACAATCGCCTTGCGTTCTTTTCCCGTCGCCGCTTGAGCCATGCGGACGGCGTAGGGATCAAATAGCGTTTCGCTATGACCGCTTCCCATTGCCTTTGTCCACGCTGATATAATTCAACTCTTCATCAAGAGTCTCAAACAGTTCGTTGAATCCCGCAATCTCCTCGTATTCTTCTTTCGCCCATTTTTCCAGCATGGGGAAAGTTACGCCCTCAAGCCGTCTGGCGGTTGCGATAATATTGAGCGCGTCGCCGAAGTGGAATTGCGCCAAATGAACCGCGCTAAAAAGCTTTTCTTGAAGTTTTTTCAACTCGGCTTCAAGAGCCTTTTCTTTTTTTTCTTTTTCAGTAAGCGGTTTCTGATAACGCAATTGCTCGTCCAATTCATTGATCTTCAACTCTTTTTGTTTGATAGCCTTTTCCCGCGTTTCGACATCATGCTGGTGTTTTTTACGTTCATTACGGATAGCTTCCTGCAATTCTCTTTTGCTCATTGTTTCAACATCATCATGCGGAATGCTTCCCAAAGGACCGCCTGCAACAAACTTTTTAATATCATCTTCTTCAAAAACGGTAAGCATTTTAATTTTAGAAGAACCTAAATCCGCTACCGGTAGCGGATTTGGACCGAATTTCTTTACCACAGCCATAGCATAATCAGCAGTTCTTTCTGGTACTTTAATTCGTTCCAATGCTGCGTAAAACGCTCCGTGATTCTCGTGAGCCCTTATTCGTAAAAAACGTTTCCCTGATTCAAAAAGCGCTTGGGCAGTTTGAGCCATATAAAATTTGATCTCGTTTTCTATCCGATCAAGTTCATAAGGCATACCGTCGCTGTAAAGCCTTTCGGCGTCTTCAATGTCAGTCGCCATTTTTTCTATTGCCACAAGAGATTTAAGATTTTTCTTAGGAAGAATTACTTTTTTTCGCCCAGTCGTCTTTTTTTTCATATCCCCCCCTTACTGCATTTCGGCGGCGTACTTCGCTTCTTCTTCCGTTAAGCGCAGTCTCGCTTCCTGATACGAGCGCATAATGCGCCCGGCTAATCCCCCGAAGGTCGGCGATAACCGCCACCTTGATCCGCTGCCCTGGACAGCCCAATCGTTGAGCCTAAAGAGCGCCATGTCACGGCAGATATTTGTTTCGCTGGTATTAACGAGAACCGAAAGTTCTTTATTGGTAAGCCCTGAAACATGGTTGTCGCATAACAGACGGATAATTTTAAATATCCGTTCCTGACTATTTAGCTTTTCCATGCTTTAACACCGCCTCCCTAATACGCAGACCGAATCTTGTAAGCCAATCGCATTTCCACAGTTCGCCTTTTTCTTTAAGGCTTACGCCGAACCTGTATATGAATCCTTTCATAACCGCCTCCCTACAGAGCCGCCACGTCCAGCGGGATCATCTGATACTCGCCGTTGGCATCGCGTTCATAAACCCGCAGATACTGCTTGGTTCCCGTTATCTGCACACTTTCGGTGATAGCCGTCATCGCCTTTTGCCAATCCGCATCCTGTATTTCAAGACGGCGCAAACCTAAAACCCTCGCTGTAGATATTTTTCCGGTCTTATCGACCTGAAACGCGTCGTTGACCAACAGGCGGATTTCCGCGCGCGCGCCCTTGCTCCATTTGTCCAGGCATTTGCCGATAAGCGTACGCGCCACCTGAAGGCGCTCGTCAAAGGTGATGTTATCGTTCATGGAGATAATCAGTTTGTATTGGCCGTCATAAGAAGTGAGCGAGATGTTTCCTTTTTTCCCGCCCCATTTTACTCCGTACGCCGCGGCGGACTTTTCGACAAAGGAAAGAATGTCGTCGCGTGTTTTGGTTTTAAATTCAACTAACACGCTTTTCGTCTTTGCCGCTTCTTCCGCGATACGGCGTACCGTCTGATCCCGCAGTCTGTCGATTTCTTTGACCATTTCTATCGGAACTTGCCGTCCCATAGTGTCAGTCATAAATTCCTGTTTGCTTTTACTCATAATTTTTCCCTCCTAATGTTTTTTGCGGATTGGCTAAAAGATATTCCACAACAGCCAATGCCTTATTAATTTCGTTGGCCTCTAAAAAAGTTTTTACTAATTCCAAACGTCTTTTTATTTCCCTGTAAACATCACAAGGCATAAGCGAGTGGATAGATAATTCAAAAAGACCCATATCAGGTAATTCACAATTCCTTATACGTTCTAAGCTTTTGTGAATTTTCATCGTGTACGGTTCTTCTATTGTGATTTTTCTAGCAGACCTTGTGCTTTTCATAGCTTCATCCCTGCCGCCACATCTTTGATCGCTTGGGCCGGGCTGTCACATTCTATTGAAATTTGTTTTTGCAAAAACCCGCCACGATATACGGAAACCATTTTCGCTTTATCAGCGGCAACATCGCATATAAATTCAATATCCAACTTCGCTTCTATAAAACTTTGTTCAAGCAATGATAGAGGTCTGTCGAAATTTTCGTCACCGCAAAAAGCGTCCATCGCTTTTTTACCTGAATACCTCATACCGCCACCTTGCCACAACTGGCAGCGATCAGTTTCTCGAATGATTCGTAACCTAAGATCTCGGCTAAAGCCTTTTTAACCTTCTCCGAGTTCTTGCGTCCACGCAAAAAGTGTGATACCATTGAAAAAGAGACGTTCGCTTTTTGAGCGACCGGATTTAAGTTTATGTTGCGAAGTTTCAGTTGATACTGAATCCAGCAACCCGTCCTAGGAGTTATGGTAATTCCCATAACCTTCCTTTTTGCGCGGGATAGTTTCCGTGCCATAATTAGCTCCTTACCCCTTAATGGGGTGTTTAGGGTTTGATTGAGGGGAGTGGTCAGTATCCGTCCCCTCAATCTTTTTTTGCCAGTCAAGTCTAATGATTGACTGTCGTTAGATTAATAATATTCGCAGTATGCGAAGTTGTCAAGCGTATTGCGAACTATTTTTTAATAATATTCGCATATTGCGAGGTTTATGTGAATTTAGAGTTAAATCAACGAATTTCTGAAATAAGACAGAAAATAGGGGTAAATAAAAAGGAATTTGCTGATGAATTAGGGATTCCTTCAAGTATCATTAGTGATATTGAAAATGGAAAAAGAGAGCCGTCAAAGGAATTTTTGCATAATCTCTCTGTTAAATATGCTGTAAGTTTGAATTGGCTATATTTTGGTTTAGGTTCTCAGCGTTTGGCAGAAGCGGCCAATACAATGGTTTCTTCAAATGGAACGCCTATTTATACTATGGCAGACCTTGAGAATAATGAAAAAGCCTTTATTGTCCCGCTTTTAAATCAAAAACTTTCAGCAGGCAAGGGACAAGAATTGCTACAAAATGATGAGACCACCACCCTTGTTCCCATTCCAAGCCACCTTGCCAAATACGGAAAAAACCTAGCGGCTTTGACCGTAGAGGGCGACAGTATGTATCCAACACTTGAACGCGGGGATATGGTTGTCTGCGATTCGTGCGGCTGGTCCGGAGAGGGTATCTACGCCCTGCGTATGGGCGGTGATGGGTTTGTTAAAAGACTCACGAAAGCGCCGGGTAAACTTGTTATTATTTCGGACAATCCCAAATACCCGCCGCGTGAAGAGCCGGAAGATAGCCAGGATTATGAAATTATCGGGCGTGTGCATTGCGCGATAAAAAATATGGAGTGATATTATGGCTAGAAAAAGAACAAGTATATTACAATTGTTCGGATATGCTTTTATTGTGGTCATTGCTGTTATTATATCTGCATTAAATTTTATTAAAGAACACCTTGCCATATTCATTGGTATTGCTGTTATTATTATTGGATTAATAATTTTTTTATTTATAAGAAAGAACAAAAAAAGATCGGAATTGTTAAACAGTGAAATTAGCCCTGAGCTTATAAATAAACTCCCTTCAGATGCTTTGCATCATCTTAATATGGCAATTAACCTTGAACTTGCAAAAGATTTTCTTGGAGCAAGAATGCATTATATGCAATGCATGGAAATAATGCGCAATCTAAAGGACACTGAGGAATATAAAGCTGTTGATAAACAATATGAAAATTTCGTAAGCCGTGATCCTGTTTTTCATAAACTTGCCGAAGGCTTAATTAAAGGAATTAAATTGAACCCTGGCATACTTCAATCAGAAATTACCAGTAGACTTGATCCTCTTGAAACTTGGGGTCAAATACAATTTTATAATCGCAAAATTTCAAAAGATGATGTTTATTACGCTTTATATTTTATGGACAGATTAGGGTACATCACACGAACAAAAAAAGGGCGTTCGTATGAGCTGTATTCTAAAGAAGATGCGGATTTAAAAATAGATGAATAAAAAAATGAAGAGAACTTTTTTCTTTATTATCTTATACTTAATTTTGACAACATTTATTATTGCCCAAGAACAAAATAAAAGACAAGTTAGAAATTATTATATCGACAAAAAAGATATAACCAACACTGTAAATTTTGCACTTGTAAAATGGAATTATAGTTCTGTTACCACACCCAATAATAGAAAAGAAATTATTTATGGAATGGAAATTGAACTTTACAAAACAGGTAATAATAATCCAGTTGAAAAAATAATTTTAAAGAATGGTACTGTCGGGGGTAATCTAATTTATTTTGAAGAAGCTATTTCTACCAGCAAAACAAATTCACTACAAAAATTTGTAGCGCATTATGGAGAATCACTCAGTGATGAAGAACCTGCCGTATTTGTAATTTGGATATTTGAAGCTGATAATATTGGTCCTAATACCGAAGTAATTACTTTGATAATAGATAAATAAAAAAAAGGAGGAAAGAAAGGTGATAGTTTTTAAAATCATGGTTTACTTAGGAGGTATACTTCAACTTGCTTTTTGGGGTTTTTGGTGTTACTTAATAAAAATAGAAAAAAAATCAAGGGATAAACCTATTATGATACCCAGAAAGAAATTGAAATTTTTATTTTTTTTTAGTGTTGCTTTACTTGGTATCGGCATCATTGGCGGTTTGACTTGCAGGTTCTTTTTTTGAAATACAAAGAAAAAGCGAAGACAACCTTCGCTTTTTCTTGATCCCTTTGTCAAACCAGTATGCCGGTTCTCAGACTGGCAAATATTCCGGGACTGAAATTTACAAAAATCATTCGTTCGGTTTTCATAATATAAATAAAACCGCTCAAACTCATTTCAGATATTGCAGCCTCTAACGGGATAATTTCCAAGGATAAAACACCAAAATCCGCTTTGGACGGATTCGCCGTAATCCCTAAATATTCCCCGATCCCAAAATCCTGCCCGAAAACCTGCTGGATCAAAACAGGTCCTGCTTCGGCAGTGTAATTTGTCCCTTCATTTGCCATTACGCCCGTAAGAGCGATTATGAGCAAGAAGGAAAATAAAAATAAGATGCGTTTCATGTAACGCCTCCTTAAATAAAATTAGCGGCCTCGAGCCCTGCCGCCAAGGGACATCCAACTATCTTTTAAAGGAGAAACGATGAGATTACAGAATAGTCCGGCAGTAGGTCGAAAGTATAATAATTAGAATTATTGTAAAACGCGGCCTGTAAATTGATAAATTTTTACAATGAATATACAAAAAAATCTTTTAACGCCAAACCCATTCTCACGTCCCGGCAAAAAACTGTCCGGCGTGAAAGCAGTTGTAATCCATTGGGTGGCGAACACGGGCAGCACGGCTCTTCAAAACAGAAATTATTTTGAATCACTTAAAAACCAGCTTCAAAACGAACCGTGTTACGCCAGCGCGCATTTCATTGTCGGGATTGACGGCGAAGTAATACAGTGTGTTCCCTGTGACGAGATGGCCTACCATGTCGGTGCGAAATCATACACGCCAGACGCGTTAAGCAAACTGGGGAATTACCCAAACGACTGCACCATCGGCATAGAACTCTGCCATCCGGCTGATGATGGGAGGTTCAGCCCGTCAACGCTGTTGACGGCTGCGGAACTCTGCGCCTTGCTCTGTATACAATTCGGCCTCGATCCGGTTAAAGACATCTGGACACATCACGGAATCACCGAAAAAAACTGTCCAAAGTGGTTTGTCGATTACCCCGAAAAGTTTGAGAGTTTCAAACGTGATGTAACCGCGGCGACGCGCAGGCTGAAGGGGTAATCCATGGAAATCAAAATGAGAACCGTTTCCAATCTGGCCGCAGGTTTAGCCCTAACTATTGTCCTTACTTCGTTCATCTTAAACGCTCTTGGCATTACCCATATCGACATGACAGACGCGCTCAAGGCTGGCGGTTTTGTAAAAGCCGTTTTTCTGCCGGTAGACGCTTCAGTCTGGATAAATAACATATTCGGCAAACAGGGATCAAGCGGCGGTATTACCATGCGAGACGACAGCAACAAATAGGAGAGGTAATGTGGCGTTTAAACTCAAAAAAACTTTTTTTTATTTCGCTGTTATTGTGTTTGTTTTTGCCGCAGGTTTTTTCGCAAGGGGTCTGCTTGACCGAAAGCGAATATCAGGAATTGTTGAATCTTATCAAAACATCCAAAACGAACTCCGAAACGCAGACGAAGCTCATAACAGAGTTGAAGAAAGTATTGGCGGAGCAAGAAACGGAGTTACAGCAAGCATTGAATTATCTGGAACAATCGGAAACGGACTTGACGGAATTGAAAGCCTCTCTGTCGAGAATACGGACTTACTCGGAAGAGCTGAACGAATACTGCTTGGCGCTGGAGCAAGAGAACAAAGCCCTTATAAATAAAAACAGGGGATTAAAAATATGGCTTGGAATATCTTCCGGCGCAGCCGGTACGTTGTTAGTTGCACTTTTAATAATGATTTTATAAATACATTAACCGCCATTAGGGGAAATATAACGGCGACTTGTTTTAAATTATAAAGCGGAGGGATTTGTGGAAATAGCGAAATTTGTATTGACGGCCATCGGCACTTTTTTATCTGTCTTCGGGCTTTCATTTACGGTATTTCAATACTGGAAAAAAAAGCAGGATGAAAAATTTGCGGATTTTAAAAAACATTTGGAAGGTTCCGTAGAAAAAGAAACCCATGCGCGTAACGACGCCATAGAGCGTATAGACAAACGCATTGAGTTTCTGGAGCGGAGCGTCGTTCACGGTTTTGAGAACCGTCTAAGCGTGATTGAAGGCGAACTGCGAGGCATTAAGCCTATTTTGCAGGCTATTCAAAACTGGTTCATCAACAATACGCCGTCAGGGAAAAAAGGTTAAACGATGGAAAACATTTTTTTACCGCTCCGCCGTATCATCATATTGCAGGGCATAGAAGCCGCTCCAGGGCGCGAACTGTCCAACGAAATGATACAGCGTCTTTTAAAAGTCCAATGCCATAATTGCTCCATCGCCGAAGTCAACGAACAAATAAACTGGCTTGAGAACCGAGGTTATGTAAAAGCGGCACGCATGGGCGATTCCGGTTTTATTAACGTACATATCACACGTCCCGGAATTGATGTGGCGCAAGGCAACACCCGCGCCGATGGTATAGACCCGCCTCCGGAGGTATAGAATGGGCCAGAAAAGCACCATTGATAAACTTCCGAAAAAACTCCGTGACAAACTGACAGAGATGCTGCAGAACCCAGCCGTAACGCAGGCTGAAATTGTTGACGCAATAAACGCCGAGGCGGGCGAGCCGCTTATTTCAAAATCGTCAATGAACCGCTACGCGCAAAAAATGAAACACTTCACGGAAAAGAATCGGCAGGCAAAGGAAATCGCAGATGCGTACATTGAAAAATACGGCAGCGAAAACCGGCAAAACCTCGGCAAAGTAATCAATCAGCAAATGCGTGTAGCTATTTTTGATCTTATGGGCGAGTTTGAAGAAATCCTTGCCGATCCTGAAACAAAAAGCGTGGAAGCGGCAGACATACTCTACAAAATATCGCGCGGTCTTAAGGAGCTTGAGCAAGCTGAAAAACTGAACGCCGAACGCACCCAGCACATACGCCAAGAAGCGTTAGCCGACGCCGCCGAGATTGTGGAGAAAGAAGCGAAGTCAGCAGGGCTAGACGAAGCCGCGCTGGAGATTATCAAGCGTAAAATTTTGGGGATTTGAAAATGGACTTAAATAAAATCCGTGATATAGCTTATGCCTATGCAGAAAAACAAGGGTTCCATGAACAACCAACCAATTTTGGTGAAAGTCTTATGTTAATTGTTTTTGAATTATCAGAAGCACTCGAAGCAGACAGATTAGGAAAACGGTATGAAGTAAACGATTTCCAAATGGCGTTATTGCCTAAAGAAGAATATGAGACTTATGTTCGCGGAACTGTTGAGGAAGAAATAGCTGATGCAATAATCCGACTGTGTGATTTGGCTGGTACTTATAAAATTAATCTTAATTGGCACGTTACAGCAAAAATGGCCTATAACGAAACACGTCCTTATAAACATGGGAAAATTTACTAATGACTGAAGACGTACTCCTTCCTTACCAAAAAGCGTGGATAGAAGACAAGTCCAGCGTCAAAGTCTGGGATAAATCCCGGCGCATTGGAGCGTCTTATGTCGAAGCGTTGGACTCGGTACTGGAAGGCGCAAAGTCAAAAGAGGCTGGCGGTCAATCCACTTATTACCTTTCCTATTCCAAAGAAATGACACAGCAATTTGCGAGGGACTGCGCGTTCTGGGCAAAACACATAAACGCCGCCGCTTCCGAACTTGAA